CCCCTCGACAGATAGAATCTCATCATTGTTAGCAGATATCTTTGATACGATACTTTCGATAACATTGGACTTCGCTTCGGCGATAGTTTTGATGATTGTTTGTTGGCTCTCAACCTTGTCCTTTGCGCTTTTAATTTCACCCTCAATCCGTAATATACCATCTTTAGTCTCCTGCGCTTTTTCTTTCAATAACGAATTCATTGTAGAGAAAATTCTAATGTCAAGAATATCCTCAATAACTTCTCTACGTTGAGAAGATGATAACTGCATAAATGGAACGAATGACGCAGAACCTAAAATAACAACTTGGGTAAACGTCTTATAATTTAATCTAAGTATTTGTTGCTCAAGGATCTTTTGGTAATCACGAGAAGCAGCATCCTGATTAAGCATTTCATTCTCACACCAAATCTCAAAGACATTTGGTTTTATACCACGAATGATTTTATACTCTTTGCCATTAACTTCAAACTCAACCTCAACTAAACAACCCTTACCATTGATAGAGTTAATCAGCTGACCTTTGTTAACATTACGAAAGGGTTTACCAAATAATGAAAAGCACAATGCATCTAAGATTGTGCTTTTACCCTCACCATTCTTACCGATGATTAAAGTAGTTTGTGATTTGTTTAGTAGAACCTTATTAGGTGAGTTGCCAGTAGAAAGAAAGTTCTTCCAGCTTACACTTTTAAATACAATCATTCAAATAATTCCCTTTGCATCCATTGTCCAAAATCAAGTTCTAATTGCATTAGATTACCTCTATGTTAATCGCCTCAGTATATAAGCCACGCATATATGACTTAACTTTTTCTTTATCAACATCGGTTTCAATTGATTCAATATAGTTAGAGAGAACAGAAACTGTATCTTCTAAGTTAATCTCTTCATTGATTTCACCTTCTTGAAATTCAGAAAAGTCTTCCACAATTTTAATTTCGTGGCAACCTTTATTATATAACTTCTGAATGAATTTGTCAAATTTATAAAAGTCAGTCTTTTCCAAAACAACTAATTTTATATACTTGTCTTTAAGTTCTAACTGATCAAGGTCGATTGGCTCGACTTCTTTATCGGTGTACTCGAGTCTTTCGAACATTCGATAAGGATTTTCAACGAAGTCGAGTTGTCTGTTAGTGAAGTCGAACAAGTGGAATCCTCTGGGATCGTTATAATCCTGCCAAGTAAGTTCGTACGGATTTCCCAGATAGTGAATATTGCGGTCGTTACTACGATGGTGATAATGACCACTAAAAACCAAGTCAAACTTGTTGAAAGTTTCTGCAGAAAATCCTTCATGGGATTCCATTCCTCTATACATTGCGAACCCAGCGATCTCAAGATGCCCCATGCATAATGTAGCTGTGGTGTTCTTTATTTCGTCAAGACTTTGTGTATAGTTTTCAGGACAGATCCACGGTAACATACAAACCTCAAATCCATTTACATTAATGGTTTTTGGTTCATCAATGACTTCAATATTAGTGTACTCAGCCAGTAACAAATCAGGAGAATTTACTTCATTAGTGTTTTTGAAATAAGTGTCATGATTACCAGCCAACATATAAACAGTAATGCCACGCTCTTCCAATTTATCAAAGAACATTTTCTTGGCTCTATCAAGTGCGTAGAAATTGACATACTTACGTCTATCAAACGTATCACCAAGAACAAGAACAGTATCAATACCAGATGCGTCAAGAGTAGGAAAGAAAGTGTTGTCATAGAATTTTTGATAGAAATCTAAAAACGCAATACTATCATTACGAGCACCGAAATGCTGATCAGTGATAATAATTACCTTCAAATGAAACCTACCTTTCTATTTCCAGCTTTGTTCATACCTTCAGTCCTTTGATTAAAAACTTCTGCGATAGAATATGTGTCTTTAATTTCTGGAAGAACAACACCCAAGCGTTTGGCCAGTTTCTCAGCATCGCCATATGATAGATTGTCAAAGGTAACAATATCAAAGCAACGACCTGGACGAACCAATGCTGAATCAATATCACGGATAGATGGTAGGTTAGTAGAGAAAATCATTTTCTTACCTTTGGTTGTTACAAGACCATCGCCTACGTTTAGGAATCGGTGCATCATTGTGTTGCCATCACTGCGAGATTTTAGAAACGCATCAGAATCTTCAAGAACCATTACGTTGTCATCACTCTCAATAAAGCGAGCGAAGAAACCATCTTTCTCAAGGATTCCAGAATCATATGAAACGATTGCAGATGAGTTTGTGTGAGCCAGCAGACCACGGATGAATGTAGTCTTACCAGTTCCAGGTGGACCAATCAACAGTAGGATATTCGCTGAGGACGCCATGTAGCGTTCATAATATTCACCAAGTGTTTCTTCACCAAGGAATGGATACATTTCATCAACTGGAAGACGATCACGATTCAATGGCACATTAACAGAAGCGCCATCGCTACCGTAAACCCATTCGATATGAGAAGTTACAATATCAAAGTGAGCCTCAATCATCGCAACGATTGCATCACCAAAGTCAGCATCACCATAAGCACGAACAGTAACAGTATTACTATTTACGTCAAAGCGAATATAATTGTTTGTATCACGTTCAATGATAAGACCATTAGAGGAATTACCTTGGACATGTAAGTCTTTCTCAAATCGTTCTTCAGCCCACGTTGCCCACTGCTCACGATTGCAGAGAACAGTAGTTTCGCGATGAATGGTACGTTGACCTGCTTCAACACGACGCTTCAGAATTTCTGAAGTAATCAAGTCATCAAAGTCACTAACACCTAAAAAGATTTTCTCGTTTGTATTTTCGTTCATAATTTTATTCAAGTCAAATTGATTATCAGTTGTATCCCAAGCAAATTTCCTGAGAATTCGTTTACTTATGCGTTTCTTGTTCCTGCGTATCGGAGGATAGTTGCGATAACTCACTCTCGTTCCCCTGCTCAATTCCGCTATCCAATCCGTTATCGATCGTGTCATCTATCACCTCATCATCTATAAATGCGTTCAATGTATTTTCCATTTTCTTCTTGGCAGCTTTTTCTTTTTTCCTGCCGATGAAATCATCAAACGTGCTATTGTTTTGCATAAATTCAAGATAAGCATTATGGAATTCGCCAGTCTCATCATGTTCTTGAAGTTCAAACATTTCAAAGGGCATGTTCTGAATTAACTTACCTTTAATATAAGATTGTTTCTTTTCTTTGGCTATGCGTCTTAAAAATGCGTAGTAAATAATTTGTGTAAAGTAAGCGAAAGGATTGCTTGATTTAGCAGGATCAAAATTATCTATATACTGAATACAGTTTTCAATCCCATCAAGAATCATATCATCACGATACGAGTAGTTAATAAAATTCGGTTTATATGATAAGTGCGTTGCGATCTTTAAGATGCACTCGCCGATATAGTTACTAATGATTGGCTTTGGTAAACCATTCTCTTCAGCAAATTTTACTTTTTCTTTCATCTCAACGATTGCTGCGAGAAAGTCTTTATTGTTTACGTAATGAGCCATAGCATTTATTGCTTCCTTAAATTTATCAACATATCCATAGTATACCTTATATAAAGAAAAAAGGCAAACTTCATTTAACTTGCATCTTGCAGTTATTTAGATTTGCCTTTCTACTTGAACATGGGTATAATAAACCATGTGGGGTTTGATATAAGTGATTAGTGCTTAGTATCGTTTCCTTCAATGAACCAACCTTCTGGTTCATCTTTCTCCTCTACGGAGATCCCAGTAACTCCCTCGAGCATTTGTATTCTACGAATTGCTTCATCTCTAGTAATATCTCCTCCATCTCCCCAGTCCAAATCCTCAGCACGTTTCTGTGTTTGTAAAGCAGGACTCTTTTCATGTTCTTTTACAATTCGAAGATAGTGGGGGATCATTGTAGCCAACAATGGTTTTATAAAGATTACGTTTCGTTTCTCAATGTCAAAAACATTGTCACCTGTAAATTGGCAATAAGGATGAGCAGTAACGTGCTCTCTACCTTCACTTAGAACAGGTATAGTTCTGATAATCATAGGATCTAATATTTGAATATGGGTTGCGTCTTCTTGTTCAAGAATACCCATGAGTTGTTCACCAGTGCTTAGTTTCAACACTATATACGATTCGTTATTAATTAGCATAAATCAACCTCGACAAGTTTGATTTTAAACTCTTCTTCAGCGTAAGTTTTATAACGCTCTGCTGCATGATTAAGGGTATGATTCTTCCAAGACTTCCAATGTAAGTCATCAGCAAGATCAAATAAGTTACAAGTTGTTTTGCCATCTTTCAATCTTAGACCACGACCAATACTTTGCAAGTTGCGGATCTTGGATTTACTTGGCGATGCAAAAATGACATTCTCGAGAGACGGTATGTTGATGCCAGTGGAGAATGTGCCAAAACTAGCAATAATAATAGCATCGCTTTCACCTTCTGTGATATGACGAATTGCTTCTCTGTCACTTGTTTCAGTGCCTCCATAAACAAAAAATATTTTTCTTTTATCGTGAACTTTATTTTTAATAAGGTCGTAAAGAACTTTGCCGTGCTTTTCAACGTATTGAAAAAGAACAAGCGTATTACCTTTAGAATTTACTGCCAAGTTTCGGATAAACTTATTCCTTGGTTCACAAGATACAAGCCAATCCATTTCTTCTTGGTACGTGTTATTTTTTCGCCCTTTACGAATCTCTTCGTTATATTTTAGTAGCACACACATGATATTTAGTTCAGCAAGTTTCCCACTATCCATTAACTTCTTAGTTGTAGTAACCCTATGCACTGGACCAAACACACCTTCAAGAACTAATTTATGAATCTTCTTATTATCAAGTGTTCCTGTGGTACCAATACGGTACTTAATTGCATCCATCTTTTCCATAACCCCTGTAAGAGATTTGGCTTTAAATTGATGGGCTTCATCACCAAAGATAACATTGAATTGTTTGAACCATGATTTTGGTTGTAGATAAACCGACTGCCAAGTAGTAATTAAAACATCCTTGGTAATATCCTTAGTAAAACCAGAGTAGAGTTTTTGACAGTGTTCTTTTACTGGCCATTGATTTGCGCTAGAATAATCTTCAAAGTCTGTATATAATTGTTCAACTAATGACGTTGTTGGAACAATTATAATACATTTACGATTATGTTCTAGATGCCATCTAAGAATTGAATAGATAATTAACGATTTACCTGACGCTGTTGGTGATAAGAGTAATACTCGTTCATCATTGATTGCTTTATGGATTGCATCACATTGGTAGTCGCGTACTGTGATGGCTTCATTTCTTGACTGTGGATTGAGTGTTTCGACCCATCGCTCAACGTCACTGTAAACGATACTATTTTGTACGAAGTCGGTTGGGATAACATATTGTATTTCATAATGATTCCTTTCGGCAAATTCTTTAACATAATTAAGTAAACCAATATAAAGTGTTTTACGTATTACATCATATAAGCGCACCTTTCCATCCCACAACCTAGCACGAAATTGTGGTGTAAATCTAGCACCTGGATATTCATACGTGAAGAAGTCTCCTAACTCTTGCTCAATGCTTGGGTCAGAAAATATACGAACATAGACTTCATCTAACTTTTCAATTTTAATCATTACATTCCAGCGAGGAATTTCTTCCACTCAACAGCAGTTTTAATTTGCCAGTCTCTTGCTTTAATTTGACCGAGAACTGACTCAAGGAAATATATCATTGTTTCAAGATAATCAATTTTAACACGCATTATGTTTAGTTCAGTATCACCTTGTAGGAATTCATCCATCTCATTCTTGAGTGGCTTGACCCCTTGCCATTGTTGCCAATCTAGCGCAATTAATTCATCACGTGACAGTTCACCACGATACAAACGAAATTTATTTTTACGGAGGATGTTATAATCAGAACCCAACTTAGTGTGTTTGAGTTTGATGTTGACAAGTAGTTTTAAATACTTAGCGTGAAGTTTGGGAGTAGCGGTAGTGGTTTCACCAAGATAGTTATCATCTATTTGGCAATCAATATCCCACTGTTCTTGCAATTGTTCTATATTCATAATAACCTCAAAATAACATTATACTATAAATCTGCAATAAAGTCAAATTAATTATGCAAATCTATAGAGTCCGAATTTAAATGTTGCACTACCGATGAGATAGTTAACACCATCATTAGTTGAAGCAAATGTAAGAGTTTCTAAAGACGTTGGGAAACAATCAAAAAATGTAACGCTTCTAACAGGGTTGTTGTTAGAATCTAATATTTGCAGAGTAGCATCAGAGTAGTTCTTTGCAAGTTCACCGTATGCAGTTTGATCATTGGCAAGCAAAGTTGTGTATTGTTCATATGATTCTGGAAAACCCAAAGCAACAATCCAATTATAAACGATGTTATAGTTTAGCATATCCTCATCAATCAAAAACTGAATAGTTAGTGGATCATACGAAAGCGTATCTCCAGGTAATGGCTGAGTTGAGAATGGTGTGGAGAAAGTAGGCTCACCTAACATAATGCCAGGAATAACTGCTTGTTGGCAAAAGAATGTAACTCCTGGAACCTTAGATATACTAAAGTTAAAGCCATTTGGCGATAGAGGATTAAGTCCAGCTGGAATAGATATTGTCATATTATTATTTAGGAAGAAAAAAAGGGAGACCCGAAAGTCCCCCTTTAAAATACCGCTTCTATGTCGGCTTAGTAGCCAACTCGATGATTACATCAAGTTAGTAACTTTTACGCGACGGTAGTAGTAGTTCTCGTTAGCAGTTAGACCGCCAGTACCATCCAATGAAACGAATGGGTTAGCAACCATGCCATAACGAGTCTTGAAACCAATCTTTGGTTGGAAGCTGTTAGGATCAACAGCACGAACCATTTGGAGAGGTACGTATGGGCAGTAGAACAAACCAGCATCAAACGCTGACTGACCTTTGTAGCCAACAACGAAGAACTGAGTAGCAGATACGTTTGAAGTATATGGGTCAACATATACTTTGTACTTGCCATTTAGAACACCAGCGAAAGTAGTAGAAGTATCATCTACGTTCAAGTTATTCTTACCAGTCAAGCCAGAAGAATAGTCAAGAACACCAGCCATTGCTAAAGCAGAAGCAACGTCAGCTGAAGTGATGATAAAGTTACCACGACCACGACGAGTTTGTTGACCGATAGCATTGGCTTCACGTTCGATTTGGAACATTAGACCTTTGAATTTCTCAACAGACCAACGACCATTAGAGTCAACGTCAAGGTCAAAAGTACCAGCAGTAGCAGTACCAACTTGGGCACCTGGCTTTGCAGTAGTATAAACAGTACGAACAACTTCACGGTTGATCTCAGCAAGAATCTCAGTAGAGAGGATGTTGCTTAGTTCACCTTCAGCGTCAAGACCATGAACAGCTTTCAAGTCTTGTGCTAGTTCAACTGAGTATTCAGCTTTCAAAGCACGAGTCTTAGCAGTTACAGAAGTCTTTTCGATTGAGAAAGCCATTTGACCGAAAGAACCGTCACCAGTTCCACCTTGGCCAAGACGCTCAGCTGCAGAAGTAGCCAAGCCAGAACCAGTAGTGTCTGAACCAGCAAAAGCTGCAGCACCAGAGTGAGTACCAGTACCAGCGAAGTCTGTATCAGCTTCGTTGAACAACGCTTCAGTACCACCTTGAGTGCTGTAACGTGATTTCATCGCGAAGATCAAACCAGTTGGCTGAGTCATTGGTTGTACGCCAGCGATATCATAAGCGATAAGTTGTGGCATTGCACGACGAACCAAGCTGATCAATACTGGGTCAAACTTAGCGATACCGCCAGTGTCACCGTATGAACCAACAGAGTTAGTTGGAGCAGTTTCGAATAGGGCTTCTTGTTGCTTGCCCATTTCGCGTTCTTGGTTTTCTAGAAGAACAGCAGTTACTTCACGCTTGTAAGCGGATTCGATTGGAGCAGAGCCTTCGTGATTTAACACTGGTGCCCATTTTTCCATTAATTGTTTGCGATCCATTTTGGATTTCCTTTAAATTAAAATTTATTTATTGTTGAGAGCTGATACGTAAGCAGACATTTTAGGATCTACTTTCTTTGAGCCAGCTTCAGTAATTACTTCAACTGGAGTATCAGTTACAACAGATGTTACACCTGATGTAGTTTTAGTAGTGAAATAAGATTCACGTAAAGTCTTGACTTTAGTTTCATAAGTTTCAGCATCATCGAAAGTTACTTCAGCAACTAGACCAGCAAACTTTTCAGCTTCTGTATCAGTCAAGCCTTCGCTAACTGTCTTAACGATTTCATTACGCTTTGCTTCGTTAACTGATTTAGTCAACTCAACATTGGCAGCAACTTGCTCGTCAATCTTAGATTTAAGATCACTAATGTGTTCTTCCATTTCGCCAAGTAGGTCATACTTTTCTTCTGGAACATCAATATAGTGTTCTTCGAATAGTCCTTTCAGACCATCAACGAAACTTTCTAATATATCAGACTTAATACCACGCTCAAGGGCGATTTCATTCTGTGTCATCCACTGCTCAGCAATATAGCCGAGGTATCCATCAACTTGTTCAACAATACCCTCAATTTCTTCAGCAACAGTAGTAGCTACTTTTGCTTCGAACTCTTCTTCTAAACGAGTAACTTCAGCAGTTACACGGGACATAACAGCAGCTTCGAAAATCGTAGCAGCTTTAGTCTTGAATTCTTCAGACAGATCATCAGCGCCAAACATAGCGTCTAGATCTTCTTTCATACCTTTGATAGCATCACCTTTGCGGACAACAGCTTGGTCGCCAGCTTCTGCGCTGCTGTTAGCTGGGTTAGACTTTTTAGAAGTACCACCCTCAGCTTCTTTTTCATTGTCCACGTTATTGCGTGCATTATCTGGGTTTGGTGTTTCACCACCATTTGGAACTGCATTACCTTGGCGAATAACAGCTTGGTCGCCAGCTTCTGCATTTTCTTTAGTAGATTTACTACCACCTTCGGCACCTGCTAACTTGGCTTCGTCTAATTGTTTCTTTTTAGACTCAGCTAAAATTTCAGCGATTTTTTGTTCGATTGACATCTATGTTCTCCTAACTGGATAGTTCTATGATTTATTTATATTTTATCTGATTTTACTCAGAAAGTGTTGGAAAGCCTGTATCTTTGCTTCCTCTAGATTTCTAGAAGAAGTTTTCTTAATGAAAGATCTTACCTCTTCAATATTTTGCTCCACAAACTTTCCATCAACAAATGTCCATTCCTTACCTTCCATAATCCCACGCACATA